CAGTGAGGGCTGTGCGCCTAGTGGCATCAACGATGCTATTCGTGAGTTAATGGCTCAACTGAAAGACTTTCAGACAGGTGCTGTTGGTGACTCGTTTAACGGCCCTGTAGGAACGACTACTGCTGCTGCTGGTGCTTTTACTACGCTGAGTTCAACTGGCAACACAACACTTGGTGATGCTTCTGGTGACTCAGTAACAATCAATGGAACTGCTACCTTTGCCAATGCCAATCCCACATTCTCTGGTGGTACTGCCAATGGTGTTGCTTATTTAAACGGCTCTAAAGTTGTTACAAGTGGCTCTGCGCTGGTGTTTGATGGTACTAACTTAGGTGTTGGTGGAACAAGTGCTGGGCCAAGAATCCAAGCTCGTGGAACTATAAATAATGAAGCACTTATTAGTTCAATTCGTACTGACTCTGGAATTGAAACTGCAATTGGTTCTGATGGTGGTCTTTCTGCTGGTTTTGTTCGTACTGTAAGCAATCATTCTTTGGTGTTTGGTCAAAATAATACTGAGGGTATGCGCCTAACCAGCACAGGTCTGGGTATTGGTACAAGTAGTCCTGCGGCAAGGCTTTCAGTTGTTACGGCATCTGCTAACAGCACAGCGGCAACCATTGGCGGCATTGAATATGGCGGTAGCAAGCGTGGCTTGACTATTAAGACTTACCAAAGCGCAGGCGGTGATGATTGCGGTGTTGAATTTAATGCGGCAAATGGTTTGGCAGGGTATGGTGCTTTTAAGTTTTCGGCAAATACAACGACATTAGCAACCCTCGACTCCTCAGGCAATCTAGGCTTGGGAGTTACTCCTAGTGCTTGGAATACTGGCGTTACTGTATTGCAAGTTAAAAATGCAACATTTCAATCAAATGGAACTGTAAGTTCTGTCTATTTTCAGAACGCCTATAACGATGGTACTGATAAATACATAACATCAAACCCTGCTTCTGCTTATCAGCAAATATCAAGTTCTCATCGTTGGTACACAGCCCCATCAGGCACAGCAGGAAACGCCATTACCTTTACTCAGGCAATGACTCTGGATGCTAGTGGGCGGCTTGGGGTGGGCACTACAAGTCCTTCCAATCTGCTTCACGTTAAATTAACAAGTGGCGGGGATACATCTCAGTTTGAAGGTGCAGGAGCGTCTGATTCACGGATTAACATAACCAACACAGGTGTTTCAAATACCTATCTTGGCTTTAATAATTCAGGATCAACGAATGATGTTGGCATTCCTACTGGTGTTGCATATTTTGCAAACGGAAACTCTTATCCTATTGCATTCAGCACCAACAACACAGAACGTGCCCGTATAGACTCAAGCGGTAACTTGCTGGTGGGGACTACGAGTGCGTTTAGTTCAGGGAAAGTTTGTATTCAAGTTGCTAATGGCTCAACTCAAAACGGAATAACAATTCAAGACAATGCGTCTAATGGTTTTGGTTATGTTGCGTTTGCAAATGGTTCTGGAAGTACTATTGGTTCTATTAACAGGGTTGCAGGAACAAGCGCAGTAGTTTACAACACTACTTCTGACTACCGATTAAAAACTGTTACTGGTGCTGTCGCAGGACATGGCGCACGAATTGATGCTTTAAAACCAGTTGACTACAAATGGACAGAAAGCGGTCAACAAGCCCGTGGTTTCTTGGCTCATGAGTTTCAAACAGTTTATCCAAACAGCGTTACAGGCGACAAAGATGCTGTGGATGCTGAAGGCAATCCAAAATACCAATCTATGCAAGCAGGAAGCTCTGAAGTAATTGCAGACCTTGTTGCTGAAATTCAATCACTTCGTAAACGCCTAGCAGACGCTGGCATTGCTTAATTTAAAAGGAAACTAACATGACTACTACCACTTGGAAAATCTCAACTCTCGACAGCAACACAGCTGATGGCTTTGTCACCACAGCGCATTGGACAGCTACCGCAGTAGATGGAGAGCATACTGCCTCTGCCTACGCAACAGTCTCATGGGCTGAAGGCACTCCTGCAATTCCCTATGCTTCGCTAACAGAAGCCACAGTATTGGCATGGGTGTGGGAAAGCATCGACAAGGAAGCTACAGAGGCTTCTTTGGCGGCTCAGATTGAGTTGAAGAAGAACCCTGTAAAAGCCAGCGGAACTCCTTGGCAAGCATAAGTTAACGGGAAGCCACTACCTGAACTTAGTGGCACATTAAAGGAAAATCATGGGCGAGAAAAAAACAAACCCTGTGACGATAGATGGCGTTGATTACGATGTAAACGACTTTACTGACCAACAGAAAATTCTGTTAGATCATGTTGTCGACTTAGATCGTAAACTTAATTCAGCCAAGTTTGCAGCAGACCAGCTTCAAGTTGGCAGAGATGCTTTTTTCACAATGTTGAAGCAATCTCTAAATACAGTAACGGATGTAGAGGCAAAGTAAATGAGCAATCACACTACAGAAGTAGCATCAGCAGTCGCTACTAAAACAGCTTCAGTAGCTACCTATGGTGGTGCAGGAAGTGCTGTGTTCTTTGGTTTATCAGCCAATGAATTTGGTGCGCTTTGTGGTGTGATTATCGGCTTTGTTGGTCTGGTGGCTAATATTTGGTTCAAGCATCAACATTTAAAGATTGCTCGCAAGGAAGCTGAAAAATGACTTGGTTACTTGTATTGGCTCTACAGGCTGAATACAGGTGCGTAAAGTGGACATGGACAGGTGATGTTTATAGCCGCAAAGTCATTTGCCTAAAGTGGGAGAGAAAGAAGTGATTATTGACCCCATAACGGCTTTAGAAGGCTTACAGCAAGCGATTGGACTCGTTAAGAAGGCTAGTAAGGTCGCAAAGGATTTATCTGGCCTAACGCCAATGATAGCCAAAATGTTCGATGCCAAGAGCATTGCAACTAAGGCGATGGTTGAGGCTAAGAGGTCAGGTAATAAATCCAACTTGGGTACGGCATTACAAATTGAGATGGCTCTTGATGATGCCAAAAGATTTGAGGCTGAATTGATGTTGTTGTTTCAGGCTACTGGTCGTGCGGATGTATGGCAGAAGATTAAAGAGCGACAGCAGCAAATGGATATTGAAGATGCCCATTTAGCAAGACAAGCCAAAGCAGAAGAAAAGAAACGCAAAGAAGCAGAACAAGAGCATTTGGAATTGGCTATCGGTATTGTGGTGATCGTGATGCTCTTAGGTGCTGTTGGCTGGGGGCTTAATGAGTTGGCTGAACTGTGTGCCAAGACAAGGTGTGGTCGGTGAATGAGTACCAGAAACAGTTTGATTTGTTTCTCAAAGTCTTTGTCAGGCTGTGCGTGGCGTGGTGGGTGCTTGGACTGCTACAGCACTTACCTGATGAGTTGGCAGGTAAAATCGTAGATAAACTTCTTGGAATGATTGGACTGTAATGCTTTCGCTATTTTCTACACTTGGTGGCTTGCTAATTTCTGGCTTGCCTAAGTTACTGGAGTTTTTCCAGAACAAGGCAGATCAAAAGCATGAGTTAGCTTTGGCTCGAATACAAACAGAGCGTGAGTTACAGTTAGCTGCACAAGGATTTGCTGCCCAACAAAAGATTGAGGAAATCCGCACAGATCAGATTGCTATGCAGACTGATTCACAGATGACTGAGGCGGCTCTAAAGCACGATGAAAAGGTCTTGGCTAGGGCTAGTACATGGGTGGTCAACTTTATTGGTACTGTGCGCCCTATAGTGACCTATATCTTTGTTTTAGAGTTGTGTGCTGTCAACACTTGGATTGCATATTATGTGTACAAAAACCCTCATTTGGTTTTGAACATGGATGACTTGATTAGGTTGTCTGACATTATTTTCTCTAGCGATGAGATGGCTATGTTGGGTGGAATCATTGGATTCTGGTTTGGTTCACGTTCTTGGTCTAAGAAATGAAACTAAGTAAAGCTGGGGCTGATCTGATGCACCAGTATGAGGGGTATAGAAATAAACCTTACCTATGCCCTGCTCACATCTGGACAATCGGCTATGGTCATGTTCTTTATCAGGAACAGATTAGATTGCCTGTTGTTTATTTACCAAAACATGAGGAAATGGTTGAAAAACCTACACTTCGTAAAAATTATGCCTTAAACGCTCAAGACAATCGGGTCTGGTCAAAAGATGAAATCAATTCGTTATTCGCAAGTGATGTCGAGAATTTTGAACGTGGTGTTCTTAGACTTGCTCCCTCTTTACTTGGTCGTCAAGGGGCTTTCGATGCGTGTGTCAGCTTTTCCTTTAACGCTGGATTGGGTAATTTTCAGCGATCTACTATTCGGATGAAGATAAACCGAGGTGATTGGGAGGGTGCTGCACAGGCTTTTATGCAATGGACTAAGGGCGGTGGTAAAGAATTGGCTGGTCTTGTGAAACGCAGAAAAGCTGAAATCAAACTGTTTTTAGACAATGCCTAATATACCTAATCAACAAGATGCTGAACTTTTTGCCCAAAGTGTTAAAAAATGGCAAGAGGTATTAAATCTTGGTGATTGGAGGATAGAGAAGGGGATAAAACCTGCCAAGCAAGCGATGGCCTCTGTGGAGTTCAATGCCTCTGCTAGATTAGCGACTTACAGATTGGGTGACTTTGGTGCTGAAAAGATAACGCCTGAGTCACTAGATAAGACTGCTTTACATGAGTTACTTCATGTATTCCTACACGATTTAATGACTGTTGCACAAGACCCTAAATCATCGCAAGATGAGGTGGAGATGCAAGAGCATAGAGTTATTAACTTACTTGAGCGACTGCTTTCTAAGGATTCTTATGGTATCAAGTAATGGTTTAAATTCTTGTACCGATGAGGAATTTCTAGCCCTTTGGGACAAGTATCAATCTGTCGCCAAAATAGCAAAACTCTTATGTTTGACAGAACGGGCTGTAAATTACCGCAGAAGACGCATGGAAAATCGTGTGGGTGCTTTGACAGCTATAGACTCAAGAGGTGTTCTTTACGACAAGAAAAGAGCCAAATCCTTTTCTCCTTTAAAACAAATAGAACTTGGGATACTAGATGGGACTGTTATTGTGTTCTCGGATGCCCACTTCATACCTGCACAGCGTACAACAGCGTTTAAAGGGCTTTTATGGGCCATCCAAGAGTTTTCCCCCAAGGCGGTGATATGTAATGGTGATGCTTTCGATGGAGCGTCTATATCGAGGCACGATGTAACAGATCAACCTCAAACCTCTGTTATCCAAGAGTTAAAGGCTTGTCAGGCTATGCTTGGTGAGATCGAGGAAGCAGCAAAAGCAGCAAGGCACAATGTAAAGCTAGTGTTTACATTTGGCAATCACGATGTAAGGTTTGCCAACAGATTGGCTCAACACGCACCACAATTTAAGGATGTACAAGGCTTTAAGCTGACAGACCATATTACCGAGTGGGATTTCTGTTGGGCAGTATGGCCTACCTCGCAAGTAATCATCAAGCACCGATACAAAGGTGGAGTCCATGCTACTCACAATAATACAGTTCAAGCTGGCATTTCGGTGGTAACTGGGCATCTTCATAGTTTAAAAGTGACCCCATTTACTGACTATAACGGGAACAGGTTTGGGGTAGATACAGGGACACTTGCTGAGACTGATGGCCCTCAGTTTACTTATGCTGAACTAAACCCTAGCAACCACAGATCAGGCTTTGCAGTCTTAAATTTCTTCAATGGGAAGTTATTGTGGCCTGAACTCGTACACAAGTTTGACGAGGACTTGGTTGAGTTTCGTGGTGAAGTGATTGATGTAGGTGCATTTTGAGTGCTTGGCTAATCATCCTCACAGGTGCGATCTATGCTTATATAGCTGGTGAGCAGCTATGGAAAGATAACCCACACATGGCTATTGTGTATGCAGGTTATGCTTTCTCGAATGTAGGTCTTTACTTACTGGCTAAGTAGGTTCACGAACAAACAATCCATTAGGCAATAGTGTGCCTTTCCGATTCTTAATCTGATCGTATGCAACTTCCATGCAGTCTACCAGATTTAGGTCTTGTAGAGCGCAGTAGTTGATGAGGCAAACCATAACGTCACCAACAGCGTCTATGACTGCCTCTTGGTCTTTTTTGATAGTTGCATCAGCTAGTTCACCCATCTCAGACATAGCCTTGAGAAGCTGAGTCTCTGGTGTGCTGTTAGGGATAATCTTTCTAGCTTCAGACCAATGCAAAATTTTCATTTCTATGTTTGCGTATGACATGACCACTCTCTTTCGTTTCTACCTGAGTTTGATTTAACTGTTTTACCTGTGAGATGAATAAGCCCTAGAACTTTCATCTCGTTTAAGCGTCTAGCGACTTGATTACCATCTAATCCAGACAACGAAGCTATTCCATCTTTACCAAGCGCACCATGCTCTTGTAGGCACTCTAAGATGATCTGGTGATGCTGAGATGCTACTGGTTTAATAGCCTCTGCTGCTTCAAAAGAAGTGAGTGGGTCTGTAGTCCTAACTCTTGGGAAGTCAGGAAAGATTCTGTCAAACATTCTTTTATAGTCCATTATTTTCTCCTTTAGGCGGGTACTCGCTGCGTCTGTGCGTTATCAGAAGCTTTTGATCGCAACTGGCACAGCATCCGCTTTCCCCCCGTTAACATTAAATTTTAAAAAGGAGCGTCTTCAAAATCATCTCTTGGAGAACGCTTAGTAGGTGCTTTAGCTTCCTTTTGATCTTTAGCCTTGACAGATAAGGACATGAACTTAGTTCCATCTTTGCCCTCTTTTAGCCATGCGCTAATCCAGAAATCTACACCCTCTACATTGAGTGACCCTTTGTAGTGGGGAAACTTATCATCATCTCTGCGGTCGTTCTTCCATAACGCACCACGATTTTCATTGTTGTATTCCATTTATAACTCCTTGGCCTTTTTCAGGCTACTTCTTACTTTACTAGGCAGCAGAGTCCACAGAGCGATCTTTTGTTGATCGTCTAGGTTCTCAGCTTCCAACTTCACCCAAGCTGTCTTAGGTTCTTCTTTATCACAGAGAGCAATTAAGTCCATTGCTAACTCTTTGAGATAAATCTGTTCATCTTCTGGGATGCTATCCATTGCGCCCTGTGTAGGGGTAATGATGACCTTTTCTGGTACGGCATCCTCATCTGGCAAGTCTTGACCAGCATAGATGTATAACCCAAGTCCATGCAAGCCAAGTGCTTTTGTCATACAGCGCATGATGGCTGTATTAACCGCAAAAGCATCACACTCAACCCGATACTCTTTGCCGTACTTAGAGACTGCTGTATAGCCCTTTAAAGGGATTGCTTTGTTGCTTGAGTCCATAACTGGCAACTGGCAGGTCATTGGCTTGTCAAACATGGTAACTGTCACCCAGACCATTGCTGTGCCATTGATCTCCATGTAGCACTTGCCATCAAACATCTCTACTTTGTAGGTAGCTTTAGGGTCTGCTTTGAGAGCCTCTGCCCATGCCCAAGCCCATGATAGGTAGGTTAGGTTTTGTTTCTTTTCGGTATGCTCGTTAACATTTAACTTGAGTAGTGCTTCTATTGACATTTCATTCTTCCTTTAAATATTCTTCAATCATTGCTTCTTTGTCTTCTTCATAGAGGTCTGCAAACTCTACAAAGTGATTTTCTCCACAGCATGAGCCGTAGGTCTTAGGGTTTGTGCAGTAGCAGCAATAAGTACCAGAGAGGTCTTTGATTGCGTCTTCTCTGGTAATCATTGCAGTCTTTCCACTTGTTTAGCAAGCAACCACTTATCACCAAGTTTAAGAACAGACCTAACCCACTTACGCTGATTGAGTTGGTTAACCTCTGTAGGGACTAGCTTGTTGTTATAAAGCTGTCTTGCTTTGCGTCTTAGTTCTTGTGTGTTCATGTTGACCACCATGCCACCAATAAAACCGCCATTCCAACACCAATTGAGATTGCTGTGATGTAGTCCATGATTTTTTCAAAGTTCATTTTGCTTCCTTAAATGTGGGGGACTAAGCCCCCTATTGATTTATTTTGAGTTGTCAATGGCAGAGCAAACTTCTTTCAAAGTAGAAAAAGTTTTGCCATGATTTTTATTACCTTTACCAACTGTGTATCGGTTTGCCCAACCATTACTAGTTTGCTGTTCTTGAGATTTAATCAAAACAGACTTGTAAAAATAATTTCCCTTGGGGGTTTTAGTAATTCCTGTAATCATCTTGATTTCCTTAA